GGGCACGGCTGGCAAGATCGAGAACGACAACATGGACGCGGATGCGTTTCTTGCGTTTCTGACAGATGCATTCGTGTCTGTGTTCTCGGCCGTGAAGCCAGGCGGTGCCCTCTACGTCGCCCATGCTGACACCGAGGGGCTCCCATTCCGGACGGCATTCGCGTCGGCCGGGTTCAAATTGTCTGGCTGCCTGGTCTGGGTTAAGCCGAGCCTGGTTCTCGGTCGGTCGGACTACCAGTGGCGACATGAGCCGATCCTGTACGGCTGGAAGCCTGGCGCACCACATCGGTGGTTCGGCGGCCGCAAGCAGACGACTGTGATCGATGCAGAAGATCTGCCGTTTGTGGTCAAAGAGGACGGGTCGCTCCTTATCGACACGGGGGCAGGCCACATTCGTGTCTCGGGGGCCGACCTGAAGGTGGAGGAGATGGTGTCGTCGGTGCTGCGCCACGAAAAGCCGAGCCGCAACACCGAACATCCGACCATGAAGCCGGTTGGACTTGTTATGCAGTACCTGAAGAACAGCAGTCGGCGCGGTGATTTGGTGCTTGATCCGTTCGGTGGCTCGGGCAGCACGATGATCGCCGCGCAGAAGATCGGCCGCGTGGCGCGACTGATGGAGCTGGATCCGCGCTTTGCTGATGTAATCGTCAAGCGGTGGCAGGATTTCACCGGGGGTCAAGCTGTTCTCGCCGGTACCTCCGACCGGTTTGATGACTTGCGCAGCAATCGTAAGGGGGCAGAGCAGTGATCAATTCCCGTGATCGGCTGCCTTCAACGGATGGTTCGGATGTTGAATGAGCGGCGCTGGAAACCCCACATACCCGGTTAACGTCATTGCCAAGCTGCTGAAGCTGACCGAGCGCCGGGTCCAGCAGCTGTCCCGCGAGGGCGTGATCCCGAAGGCGGAGCACGGCCGCTATGAGCTCGCGCCTGCCGTTCAAGGGTACATCGGGTATCTGCAGGAGCGTGTCGCGCCGCGGCCGCAAGATGATGATCCCGATCGCATTGACTACCATGCCGAAAAGGCGCGTCTGACCAAGTCCCAGGCCGATATGGCCGAAATGGAGTCGGCGAAGATGCGCGGTGCCCTGGTCGATGCTGATCAAATGAAGGAGGCGCTCGATCAGGTGATCGCCGAGGTGCGCGCCAACCTGTTGAACAACGCGCCCACCCGGATCGCAGCTCGAGCCAAGTCGGAAAAGAAGGAGGCATCTATCAAGGCGATCGCAAAGGAGGAAATCAGCGCGGCGCTCCGCAAGTTGTCGACCACTGATCCGGCGTCGCTGTTGGGGGCTGACTGATGGCCTGGCCTTTCGGTGCCGCAGCCTTGATGGTGGCCACCTCGTTCCTGGCGGGGCTGGCACCACCTCCTGACTTGAAGCCGTCGGAATGGGCCGAGCAGTCGGTGCATATCCCTGTCGGCAACGCCATTCCGGGTCTGATCAGTTTCGACAACGCGCCGTATCAGCGCGAGCCCCTGGACATGACGGCCGATCCAGACTGCCATCGCATCACGCTCAAATGGGGCGCGCAGGTTGGTAAGACCCAGCTGGCGCTCTGCGCCCAAGGCTTCAAGATCGTGCACGATCCGGTGTCGCAGCTGATGATGCAGCCGTCGGAGGGCGACCTGCAGACCTGGCTGACCACCAAGTTTAACCCGCTGGTCGAGGCCAATCCCGACCTTGAGACGCGGATCGCGACGCCTCGGGCGCGCAAGGGCGTGAATAACACGCGCATGAAGTCCTACCCTGGCGGGTTCATCATGTTCGCCTGGTCTGGATCGCCGAAGACGCAGCGCGGCCGGTCTGCTCCTTTTATCGTCTGCGATGAAACCGATGGCTACGATCGCACGGCCGAGGGCCATCCTGTCGGTTTGCTCTGGGAGCGCGCCAACACCTTTGACGATCAGCGAAAGCTGGTGGAAATCTCGACGCCGACTATTCGCGGGATATCCTGGATTGATCACGCCTACGAGCAGGGCGACCAGCGGCAGTTCCATGTTGCCTGCCCGCATTGCGATGTGGTGCAGACGATCGAGTGGTCGAACGTCAAATGGGAAAAGAACGCCGACGGCGAGCACATGCCCGAGAGTGCCTACTACGAGTGCCGGGCGAATGGCTGTGTCTGGTCCGATACCGATCGGTACTTTGCGATCCGGAACGCGGAGCGGCTCGGGCATGGCTGGAAGGCAAAGAAGCCTTTCCGGGGGCATGCGTCCTATCATTTGAACGGGCTCTACTCCTGCTTCGTAAAGCTGAAGATCATCGTGCAGTCGTTTCTCGACAAGAAAGCGGCCGGGGATCTGCAGACCTTCGTCAATGTCACGCTGGCCGAGGCCTGGGAGGAAGAGGCGGAAACGCTCGAGGTTGATCAGCTGATCGCGCGGGCCGAGCCGTTCCCCTCGCGGATACCGATGGGCGTCGGGGTTCAGACCTGCGGTGTCGACATGCAGGAGGATCGTCTCGAGCTCGAGCGCGTCGGCTGGGGATTGGGGGAGGAAAGCTGGAGCCTAGATCATCAGGTATTCTGGGGCGACCCGCTGAAGCCGGAAGTCTGGAACCAGCTGTTTGATTATCTCGATCAGACCTTCGAGCATGAGTCCGGGGCGAAGATGCGGATTGCCGCGACCTGCGTCGATACCGGTGGCTCGGGTGGTCTGACCCAGGCGGCGTATGAGCAGCTGCGCGGTAAGCAGCGCCGCAACATCTTTGCGATCAAAGGGGGAAAGGGCTGGGACAAGCCGATCGCATCCGCGCCGACAAAGTCGAAGTCGGGCAAGCGGTCGCGGCCGGTGACGCTGTTCACCATCGGTGTGAACGACGCCAAGCTCATTATCATGCGTCGCGCAAAAATGGACGCGCCTGGCCAGGGCTATTGCCATTGGCCTGTCGATCGGGATCCGGAGTGGTTTCACCAGCTGACGGCCGAGCGCCTGGTAACGCGGTTCGTTCGGGGCTTTCCCATCCGTGAGTGGAAGAAAACCCGCGATCGCAACGAGGCGCTCGATTGCCGGGTCTATTCCTACGCGGCACTGAAGATCCTTGATCCGAACATCCTCGTGCGGCTGCGCCGGTTGAAGCCTGACGACGGGGACGAAGACGACGCTGCGGAGGAATCGACCGCGGGGGAACCGCCAGAGGAAGCGAGGGCAAAGGCTCGCAAGACTAGGCGAGGTAAAACGCGCCGATCACGACCCCGTGGTTCCGGCCGGATCAGCGGTAGGTAGTCAGGTTTGCTCCATCATTTTCCAAGCACGATCACGGCCGGTTTGAGCCTGAAGGTCGAGGTGCATGCGGACGCCTATCAGGCTCCGGAGTGGACGCTGACGGCCATCATCCGTGGTCCGTCGTCGGTTGATTTGTCTGCCATCGCTCTTGGCAGCGGGCATCTGTTTTCTGAAACGGCCGTCACTACTGCGGCCTGGATTGCCGGTGTCTATGCCGTGTCCATCCGGGCGGTGTCCGGTGCCGACGTTCACGAGCTCGAGGCTGGTCAGCTGACGGTCGCTGCCGATCTCGTTGCCGTGGACGCGGGCTTTGAGGCGCGCGGCCACGCGCAGCGTGTCCTGGCATCGATCGAGGCCGTGATTGAAGGCCGGGCGACCAAGGATCAACAAAGCTACACGATCAACGGCCGCGCGCTCGTTCGGACGACAATCGCGGATCTGCTTCTTTTGCGTGATCGGTACCGCAAAGAGGTTGCGCGTCAGAGCCCGGTTGGCAAGCGCAGGCGGATGCTGGGCCGCAAAGTCAAGATGAGGTTTGATCGCTGATGTTTGGTCTGGGAAAATCACGCGGGGCGGAAGCGGTGACGCGCACCGAGCCGACTGCGCCTGTGGTCATGGTCGAGAGCTCCGTTCCAAAGGTCAGCCGACGCGGAAAGCCGATGCGGCCGGTGTCTGGAAAGCGCGGCTTTGATGCTGCGGTTTCAGATCGGCTGACATCCAATTGGACGACGACACCTTTGACGGCCGACCAAGTCATCGATCGCAATCAGCGTGTCCTGGTCGCGCGCTCACGTGAAGAGGCGCAGAAGAATGACTACCTGAAATCGTTCCTGCGGCTGTGCGATCAGAACATCGTGGGCCATCGTGGATTTACACTTCAAGCGCAGGCGCGGGACAATAATGGCGCGCTCGACCGGGGTGCCAACGAGGCGCTCGAGGCCTGGTGGCGCAAGTGGCAGCGCGCGTCAAATTGCGACATCACGGGCAAGCGCAGTTTTCGGATGATCTGCAAGGGGGCGGTCAAGACGGCTGCCAAGGATGGCGAGTTCATGATCCGCGAAATTCGCGGCCGAAACGCGGGGCCCATGCGCTACGCGCTGCAGGTGCTGGATCCGCAGCGATGCCCGGTCGATTACAACGTTGACAGGCTGCCCAACGGGCGTTTCGTTCGCCAGGGCATCGAGTTCAGCCGTGAAGGTCGGCCGCTGGCCTACTATTTCATGACCGGTGATCCGGCTGCCTCTGGCTATACCTTCAACGGCACGAACCTCGATCGCGTCCCGGCCGACGAGATCATCCACGGCTTTCTTGAGGATATCACGGGCCAGCGCCGGGGCATTCCCTGGGCAGCCACCTCCCTTTGGCGTCTGCACATGCTGGGCGGGCTGGAAAACGCGGCTTTGACGAGCGCGCGCACCGGTGCGTCTGTAGGTGGTTTTCTGGAATGGGAGCCGGACTACGGGCCTGAGCCGGATGAAGAGCAACAGGCCGATGAGGAGCTCTACATTGAAAGCGAGGGCGGCATTTTTCAGGAGCTTCCGCCTGGTCTGAAATCCAAGGCATTTACCCAGCAGTATCCATCCGGTGAATTTGCTCCCTTTCACAAGTCGATGTTGCGGGGGGCCGGTGCGGGCATGGGCGTGGCCTATGTCAGCTTTGCCAACGATCTCGAGGGCGTGAATTTTAGCTCTATCCGCCAGGGCATCTTGGACGAGCGCGACCACTGGATGGATCTGCAGGAGTGGTTGATCGAGACGTTGATCGACCGGTGTTATCAGTCTGCGCTGGAGCCAGCGCTGCTGATGGGATTGGTGGTCAACAATACGATCCGTTTGCGTCCGGAGCGCATCGAAAAATTCCGCAATGTCTATTGGCAGGGCCGTCGTTGGGCGTGGGTCGATCCGACCAAGGACGTGAAAGCGGAAATCGATGCCAAGAATAACATGCTGACGTCGCCGTCCGAGATCATTCGCCGACGCGGTGATGATCCGGACACCACCTGGCGCACCTACGCCGACGATATCAAAGCCATGCGCAATGCTGGCATTCCCGATGAGTTCATCATGGCTTCGGTTCTGGGCGTGGTGCCCGGTGCTGTGCGACCGCCAGCGGGCGAAGCTGATCAAGAAGAGGACAATCCCGATGACAAAAATGACGATCCTGACGCCGAGTAGCGGCTTGGCCGCATCCCTGGTCGGTGCCGCGCTGACAAGGTCACTGACCGTGGAGCAGGTGAACGCCAACCGGGGCGGTGCGCCACTGCGCCGTCAAGCGGCCGTGCGGACCATCGATGAGGAGGCGCGCACGGTCGAGGTGGCGTTCAGTTCCGAGGAGCCGGTGGCGCGTTGGTTCGGGGATGAAATCCTTGATCACTCGCCCGGTGCCATGTCGGACGAGCGTCTGCGCAATGGCGCGGCCGTGCTGTGGAACCACAACTCGGACGTCCAGATCGGCGTGGTCGAGTCGTCGTCGGTTGATGGCGATCGCCGCGGCCGCGCTGTCTTGCGCTTCGGTCGCTCGGCTCGTGCAGCTGAAATCTGGGCCGATATCGTGGACGGCGTTATCCGGCATGTGTCGGTTGGCTATTTCGTGCGCGCGATCAAAACTGAAGAGGTCGAAGGCGAACGTGACAAGGTCACGATCACTGAATGGGAGCCTTTCGAGATCTCGATGGTGAGTGTGCCTGCGGACGCATCTGTCGGCGTTGGGCGATCGGCGGGGGAACCGCCAGAGGAACCGACGGGCGATGGCTCCAATACTCCTAATCATTCTCAAACGCGCACCGCGCAAACTGAAACAGAAGGATCAGGCGATATGAACATTCGCATTCTCCGCAACGCAGCCGGTCACCTGGTCCGTGCCAAGGTGGACGAAAACGGCAACATTGTGGAAG